TATGTTTTTCGGTTGCTTTCTAAACACGCGTATGTTAATAATAGCAAGACATTAGATCAGTTTAAAGAAGGTACTATTGGTTCTATTATAAAAAATATCTGCACATCAGACTTGAGAATTTTACCAAAAGACTTAGATGTCAATACTTCCACTTATAAAAATATTAAATGTATTATACCTAAATTGCGTCCCTTGGCAGCTATTAGATGGTTAAATAATAATTCATTTACCACTACTGGTGCGCCATTTTATTTTTATGAAACTTTAAAAGGTAAAGTTAAGTATAAGTCATATGAGGATTTTGCGGATACCGATGTAGTAGCAACATATATTCACTCTCCAGTTTTAAAATCTACTATTGGTAGTAAAGAATTCTTTACAGAAACTTCAAGGAGAATAAACAAGTTATCTTCTGACCTTAATTTATCCAAGTATATTGCGAGTGGAGAGGGTGCGTTTGCATCTACAACACGATCCATTGATATTGCTACTAAAACTTATAAAGTAGCCGGTCAAAAATATAATTATACAGGCGTTAAGAAATTAAATGCCTTTGATCCATTCCCTAAAAGAAATAATAATGATCAGTATGGTGGACAACCTATAGATAAAATAGCATCAGGTAAGAATTATTTTATTTCTAGTAACTCCTTGGCATACGGAGACAGTCAATTTAATTATCAAGACCCATCTATTGAAAGTATGGGTAAGTGTCAAGCATACTTATCGACAGAAGATACTATTGTGCATGATATTACAATCCCAGGAAATTTTAATTTAGAATCTGGACAGTTAATAAAAATACAGGTGAATAAAACTTCGGCCGCTGATAATAAATCTAGTCCTATAGATAAAATGCAGTCTGGTAAATATTTAGTTGCATCTATTATACATAAATTTTCAGACGAATATACTTTACAAGTCGAAATAAAATCTAACTCATTCCATGCAGATTTAAATGATATTATAAAACTAGATGGCACGAAGAATTCTACAGAGGTAATAGAGACATGAAGGCTGATGAATTTATTGGCGGCCAGTTTGAGTGGTTTACGGGTATTGTAAAAGATATTACTGACCCACTAAACTTAAACAGAGTAAAGGTACATTGTCTTGGTTTCTATGACGGCGTTACTGATACTACTAAACTGCCTTGGGCAACAGTTGTTATGCCGAATACATCTGCGTCGAGTAAAGGTGTAGGTGGTAACCATCATTTAGAAGTTGGTTCATGGGTAGTAGGGTTCTTTAGAGATGGTCCTAGTGCACAAGACCCTATGGTAATGGGTTCTATTGCGACACAGACCGAAGGTGTCCAAGATATTCCTATCGAATCATCAGTAGAGAATAAAGTATATAAGTCCAAAGCAGGACACTTAATTGAAATAGATAATACCGAAGGTGCAGAAAGACTTAATGTTAAACACACAAGTGGCACTACTATTCTTATCGATGCTGAAGGTGGTATACAAATTGATGCTATTAATGATATAATAAATATAGATGGGAATACCAAAATTACTGGTACTTTAACAGTCACTGCTGCAACAACGTTGGAATCAACTCTAGACGTTACTGGTGCTCAAACAAATTCTTCTACTATAAGTGCTACAGGAGAGGTGACCGGAAACGGTATTGACTTATCCACTCATAAACATACAGGATCAGCTACGGCAGCCACCGGTAGTGTCAGTGATACAGGCACACCAAAGTGATCTATGGTATCTCATTAAACCTATACTAAAAAGGTATAAATACTACTATGACAAGTTCAACTACAATACTATCCGACAAAAGTATATCGGGAGATTTAAAGAAAGCGAGGATCACATCCCGAGTAAAGGGCTGGAGAGACTTAGATTTGTCTTTAACATTACATCCTGTTAGAAAAGATATTATACCTTTGAAGGATGATAACGCTATTAAGAATGCTGTAAAGAATTTGTTAATTAGTAATTTTTACGAAAGACCCTTTAGTAGAGATATTGGTGCAAATTTAAGAGCACTACTCTTTGAACCAGCCGATGCTATTACTAAAATTGCACTGAAGGATAATATAAGAAGAGTTATACAAAAATATGAGCCAAGAGTAACACTACGAGGCATAGAAATTAAATATGTAGACGACTCGAACGCATACAACATTACAGTAATGTTTAAAATAAAAGAATTCAATACCAACGAATCAGTTGAAATTGTATTAAGAAGGTTGAGGTAATCCATGGCGAGTAACTTAAATGTAACGGAACTAGATTTTGATCAGATAAAACAGAATCTTAAAAATTATTTAAAAACCCAGTCAGAGTTTAACGGCTATGACTTTGAGGGTTCTGGTCTTTCTACACTACTTGATGTATTGGCTTATAATACACACTATAATGCAATGGCTGCTCACTTCTCATTAAATGAAGCATTCTTGGACTCAGCACAGATTCGTGGTAACGTAGTCACAAGAGCTAAACTTCTGGGTTATGTACCCCGTTCTATTCTTGCACCTAGAGCATTAGTTAATATTGTTATTGATGTTACTTCGGAAGTTGGAACTCTGCCTAATACTCTAACTATGCCACGTGGCACTAAGTTGAGTACTACAGTGGCCCAACAACAATATCAGTATGTTACCGTATCGACTCAAACTGCTACTCTGGTTACTAGTGGTAGTACTAAAACATACACATTTAATAATGTAGATATTGCTCAAGGTTATTATAAGTCACTTAAATATAGAGTTGACAATGATATTGAGAATCAGAAATTTCAGTTGTCAGACAATGATGCAGATACGAGCACGTTAAGAGTTCGTATCCAAGAGAACGAAGAGTCTACAGCATTCGATATTTATACGAGATTTGAAACTCTGCTTGGTGTAGATTCCACATCTAAGGTATATTACCTACAAGAAAATTCTGCAGAATATTATGAAATTTATTTCGGAGACGGTGTTACTGGTAGAAAACCAAATAACAATAATATCATTACATTAGATTATGTCTTTACCGACGGTGAAGAGTCTAATGGAGCTAATGCATTTACCATGTCTGATTCAGTTGGTGGTTTTGGATCTTCAACAGTAACTACTGTCACTGCATCAGGCGGTGGAGCCAAAGAAGAAACTTCTGAATCAATACGATTCAATGCTCCTCTGACATTTACATCTCAGAATAGAGCTGTTACATCAGATGATTATAGGTCTATTATTCAAAGAGAATTTACAAACATTGCATCTATCTCTTGTTGGGGTGGTGAAGATAACGATCCGCCAGATTATGGTGCTGCATATATCTCTATTAAACCTATTGTTGCAGAGACACTATCTCAAGCAGAAAAGGATGAGATTACGGGTACTATTCTTAAAGGTAAAAGTGTAGTCTCTATTACACCATATATTGTAGATCCTAATTATACTTACTTAGAACTAGATGTGTTCTTTAAGTATAACCCTAACCTTACCGATAGAACATCAGTAGAATTAACTTCTGTTGTGCGTGATACTATTTCTGATTATAACTTTAACCAGTTGAATAAGTTTGATGGTGTGTTTAGGCATTCACAAATTACAACACTGATTGATGCATCAGATCCTGCTATTCAGAACTCTACAGTAAGACCTTATATGTTTATGAATATAACTCCTTCTATAGTAGAAGGTAAAAATAACTTTACGTTAAAATTTACATCTGCATTTTATAAGTCGGGAGCATCTACTGATTTTATTCTTACATCAACAGCGTTTAAGTTGGCGTATTCAGGAACTATTGACCATTACTTCGGAGATATACCCCTTGCAAATTCGGTGAATAGACAAGTAATTATTTACAAGATTGTAGATGGTGCTAATGTAACCGTTATAAATGATGCTGGATTATTAGATCCAGATAAGGGTACTATTACACTTAATAGTTTTACAACATATAGTGCGGCTAATATTCGTGTTACAGTTACCCCAGATTCATTAGACTTGGCTCCTAAAAGAGACCAGTTAATTGCTATTGATCCGTTAAGAGTTAATATTACTCCGAGTGTTGATACTATATCTGTATCCGGCTCTACAGGAACTATTAATTACTCTACTCCATCGAGATTAAGATAATGGCCCAATATGGAAACGACATTGCCTCACCCGGATACATTGAGTCTACTGCGTCATCTACTAGAAAGAGTAAAGAAAAACTCAGAATAGACTCATTGATACCTTCAGAAATTTTAGAAAATTCTGCGGGCATGAAACAACTACTGGAAGCATACTACACATTTATGAACTTAGATGAGTTTATTTATGCAGAGAATGAAAACTTCCAAGATGTTGTACTAGATGGTAAGGCAGTATTTAGAATATCGGATCCTAGAAATGAGAATGATGCATTCTTTACTGATGAACAGGGCGCAGATTCTACAATGACTGTAACAAATGCAGCAGGTGTTATTACTACTATAACACTAAATGCTATTAATGTCAACATATCTAATGGTAATGAACTGCCAGGTTCTCTTGCATTAGAAACATCAGAGATTGGTAAAACTTTTCAGGTACTCGGTTTAGCTGCTCATAATGCTTCTACTGCCAAATTAAATACACCTATTAAAAATTGGGTTGGGCCAGGCCCTTCTCATGTTCTGAATAACATTGAACGCGCGATGGACATTGATAATAATTCAGTTCAATTCTTGGAGTTAATGCAGAAAGAAATCGCATCAGTAATACCAAGAAACATTACCGTTAATAAAAGAAACTTGTATAAGAACATTGTTGATTACTATAAGGTAAGAGGTTCTGCAGATTCTATTGAAATCTTTTTCAGACTCTTATTTAATGATGAAGTGGAAGTACAGTATCCATGGGATAAAACTTTAATTCCATCTTCAGGTAATTGGGACGTTAATCCTTCTCTACCGAGAGGCGGACAATATTTGGATAACAAGGGTCAATTATCTAACACAATTAAAATACAAGATTCTTTACGATACCAAAAATTCTCATACCTAATTAGAACAGGTCAGAACGTATCTACTTGGGAGAATGTATTTAATAGATTAGTACACCCTGCTGGATTTAAATTCTTTGGTGAAATTCTAATGATTATAGAATTATCTAAAGCAGTATTGGGCGAAGATACACAAGAAGGTGATACTCTACTCCGTAAAGTATTATCTGCTATGCCAGAGAGACAACCAGGCGCTATCGGTATTGAAGATTTGCCAATACTAGTACAAGCTTTTGCATCAGTATTCTTACCTTCGGTTCAGGCCAAATTACATAAAAATGCCACTGTTAACATACCAGGTTCTAATATTGTTAATGGTGTTATAACATCAGTTTCTGTAATACAGAGTGGATCAGGATACTTAACTGCTCCAACAATAACTTCGGCTGATTCAGGAACTCCTTCAGGATTTACAACCGGTACTTTTACCTCTGTATTGAACGCCGGCGGCGTAGCCAGTGTAACTATAGGAAATGGTGGAAAAGATTATGATATTCCGGGTATGACTGTTGCAGCTCCTGCGGCTATAGTATTCGATGGCAGTGATGATGAGGTTGCTGGAACTGGAATTATTAACATAGTAGATAATACTATTAAATTAACAGCGGCCCAGGCAGCAGTATTACCTGTTGGATCACGAATTACATATAATTCTGGAGGTGGAACTTCTATTGGTGGGTTGACAAGTGGTGCTTCTTACTTTATTATGACTAATGTATCTAATGAAGTTACATTACAGAGTATCCTTGGTGGTAGTCAGGCTGACATCACGAGTGTCGGAAGTGGTGTTGCACATACATTAACTGGTCAGACTGCAGTATTATCTCCTACTAAAACGGATGGGAGAATAACAGGCATTGAAATTAGGGATCCAGGTTTCGGATATTCATCTGCACCTGCTATCACATTTAATGGTGTTGCAAGATCAGGCCAGGCTTTAGTGGCCCCAAGTATTTCAATAGGCATCGATGCCCAGGGAAGATTGGATGTAGATAATATTACTATTAATAGTCCCGGTAGTGGTTATGCACAAATATTTGGATTTGTAGCAGCTAATTCAAATGCAGGTTCATTGGCAACTATTGATATTGCTGGACTGGGTGATAAGAACTATTCTAAACCACCATCAATTGTAATATCAGAGCCTACGGCCAAAGATGCCGATGGTGTTCTATTATCTAGTAATGTTCAAGCTGCCGCTGAGTTTACTTTTGGTTCTTCAAGTTTAGAATATATAGAAGTGACTGGTGGTGGTACAGGATATACTTCTGCACCGAACGTAACTGTTGCCGGTAACGCTACTGCTTATGCCAGTATAGAAGGTGGGTCGGTAACTAAAATTTCATTCTTTACCTCTGGTGCAGGTTTTACTAATGGCACTAGTTATACTACAGTACCAGCAGTAACAATATCTGGCGGTGCCGGAAGTGGTGCTACTGCTGTAGCTCATATAAATGAAGGTGAAATATCCGGATTCAATATAACTCAGGCAGGTTCAGGTTATACTGGCGAACCAGTATTGAGAATTGACTCTGGCGGCCATAATGAAATTAGAGGCAAAGATATAAGACCTATTCTTAAAATATTAGTAAATCATCTATCAGATGCTTCTAAGACTAGACCTGAGAATAACTACTTTAATCGAAAGGGTAATACTTACCTAAACAGTGCTAAAAGGTATGGTGCTAATGATACATTAGCGACATTAGCGCAGGTACAAATTCAAAGTACTGAAATAACCAATATAAATAATAGTAACGTGAATTCTTTTATTCATAAAAATTAATAGGAAATAGAAAAATGACAGCAATCGTAACATCAAATTTTAGGGTAATAAACGCCGAGAATTTTAAAGAAGATGTGGCTGATGCTAATACTAGTGTATATGTAGGAATCGGAAAATCTGATGTTTGGTCTTTAACCACATCTGACACAACTGATACTACTCCCTTTACTCCGGTTGATGCCTTAGACTCATTAGGAGAGGCCAGCCAGAATATGATTGGCATGAAATTAATTGGTACCGCAGATGTATCACACGTAGTTCCAAGATATACTTGGGCATCAGATGTAAGTTATCATGCGTGGGATTCTGATGACGGTTCAATCTTCGATAAGAAATTCTATATAGTAACATCGGAATTTAAGGTATACAAGTGTATTAAAGCCGGCGGTTCTGTTTCTACTATTCAACCTACTCAAACACTTACTGACCCAACTGCAGAATCTGACGGATATATCTGGAAATATATGTTTACAATTTCAGTTGCAGATGCAGAAAAATTCTTAACAACATCTTATATGCCAGTTAAGAATGTTCCCTTTATTGATGCTAATACAGGAAACGAATGGGCCTCAGATGCGGCAGCAGAAGCAGTTCTTTCAGAAGCAGACTATGCCCAATATCTTAACCAAAAATCATCACGTGCTTCTTCTACCGCAGCAGGTATTGAAAGAATCGAAGTTACAGCCGGTGCTACCTATTCATCTACTCCAACTATTGTTATTACTGGTGACGGAACTGGTGCTACGGCTACTGCAGTTATGAGTGGTTCTGGTTCTAGTCAAACTGTTGCTAGTGTTACTATTAATGATAAAGGCACCAACTATACTGTTGCTGATGTAACATTTAGTTCAGGTGACGCAGCTGCAAGAGCAGTAATTGCTCCAGAACAGGGCCATGGTGTACAACCTGTTAAAGAATTAGGTGCATTCTTTGTTGGTTTAAATAGTCAACTTACTGGTAACGAAGGTGGTGACCTTACAGTTGGTAACGACTTTAGACAAGTCACAATAATTAGGAATCCTAAACTATACGGCCCAGGTGCAGTTGCTACGGCAGCTACTCTTAAAGCTCTTAAAGCTCTGGACTTTAGTGCTGCAATTACAAGTTTCCTAGTTGATGAATTAATTGTAGGTCAAACAACTGGTGCACAAGCATACGCAGTAGAGATTGATACCGGTACGGGTTATATCTACTATCATCAGAATACTAAGACCGGTTATAAGGCATTTCAAAATGGTGAAACCGTCGTAGGTCAAACTAGTTCTGCAAGTGTTGCTCTTGAAGCTTCATCGGCATTACGTACTCCAGAAGTTCATCCAGGAACTGGTGATATTATGTTTTTAGAGAATAGAAATCCTATTAATAGAACAACTACACAGATTGAAGACATTAAAGTTATCATCGAATTCTAATATAAATACTTTTGTATTTAAATAAAAGAGAAAGGACAATATGAGCACAACCACAATTAAAAATTATCCAGCAGCGCCATACTATGATGACTTTGACGAAACAAAGAACTATCATAGAATTTTGTATCGTCCTGGTTATGCAGTTCAAGCTAGAGAGCTTACTCAGATGCAAACTACTCTACAGGCACAGCTTGATAGGTTTGGGCAATATGCATTTAAACATGGCTCAAGAGTTGTTGGTGGTAAAGTTACTCTAAACACTGAATATGATTTTATTAAAATTGATTCAGCTTTTAACCATTCAACTGCAGGTGATTTAAACTCTGACGGATATTTATCATCCTTTGTGGGTACTATTATTACAGGTTCTGCAAACTCAGGTACTAATATTACAGCTAAAGTAATAGCAGTTGTAGCTTCGGACGGTTCTGATCCTAATACTCTTTATATTAAGTATACTACTACTGGTGGTGCTGCTAGAACAACTTCAACCTTTGCTGCCGGAGAAGAATTTTC